CCTTCAGTCTATTCCGCTATTCAACACGGCTGCGGTTACGACTATGGCTAACATGTTTCAAAATTGCATTAGCCTTCAGTCTGTTCCAGCACTTGTCACAACTGCCGTTACATCAAGCGGGAACTTTGGCAATATATTCACCACATGTAACAGCCTCGCTCGCATTCAAGCAAAAGACTTCCGTTTTACCTTTAGCGTGGCAAGCTGCAAACTATCCGTCGCCGCGCTCGAAGAAGTATTCACCAATCTCCCCCGACCGGCAACAACGCAAACAATCACCATCACCGGCAACTATGGCGCTGAGATTGTCTCGCGCACTGGTTACGGCACAACGTCAGGCTCGACAACTGTTACGCAGGCCGACACAACCGGTCTGGTGCGGGTCAGGAGGTCAGCGGGCCGGGCGTGTCGGACGCCGTGGCTGTGACGTTTCAGGACGCTGGCGATACGGTCACGCGGACGGCGCATGGCATTGCGGATGACACGCCGGTCAGCTTTGCCACAATTACCAGCACAACGGGAATCGTCACATACACGACCTATTATGTGGTGAACGCGACGCTGAACACATTCCAGGTGTCTGACACGATTGGCGGCGCGCCTCGCGCATTGACGACAAACGGCAGCGGGACAATGCTCTACGGCACGACCATCGTTTCCATCGTGCCTAACACCAGCATCACGCTTTCAATCCCGGCAAGCGCAACCGGGTCTGTGACTCTGGTGGCTGGCGAGGCCAAGCGGTCTATTGCGCGCCTGAAAAACTGGGCGGTGACGGAGTGATGGATATGGCAGGATTCTATAAGGACGACGAAGGCTCTTTGCTTTATGGCACGGTGGTTTTCGGGCCGACCTATATCCTCATTGAAAGCGAGCATGAGACCTACACCTACCCGGTTGACGGCTGGTATTGGTTTGACAGCGAGGCAGAGGCACGGGCTTTCTTTGACCTGCCAGAGTCAGACGCATGAGGCTCTTGGTGCTTCTCTTGCTGTTGACCGGCTGTGTGACGCATCCCGTCACCATACCGCCAGAACGCTTTCAGCGCATGGGCCGCACAGAGGTTGTCTTTGTGTTTGACACGGTGAGTGAATGCCACCTTGGAAACGCCGTCGCCTGCACACTTGGCAGTATGGTAATCTTGCCGCCGCCGTGCGAGTTCAAGCATGAGTATTATGCTGCTATAGTCTGTCACGAGCTTGGCCATCGTTTCGGCGGCTGGAAGCACGAGAAAGAATAAGCCATGAGCGGATTTGCGCCTATTGCTTCAATGCCTAATGCCGGCTTTCCGATGCATTTTCCTGTGCAGCCTGTCGGTGAAGTATTTATTAGCCGGTGTTTGACGGTTGAAACCCGCAAGCAACCAAAGCTTAAGCCGGTGAGGTGCTAAATGGATGGTAATTGGTATATTGATCTAGCAACCGGCAATTGGGCGCTTAATGTTCCTAACGGTTCAACTTTGGTTTCCGTGCTTAATTGGTCTGGTCGTTATAACGGCATAACTGGAATTGAGCTTCTTGCCAAAACGCCCACAAGCAGCACTCTTGCGGTTGAAGTTTTAGATTACACCGATGATGCGCTAACAATCCGTTCAAGCGGGTTTGGCGCGATTCAGCCTGTTCGGGTAACATTTGCCAACAGCCAGGTTGAAATTATACAACTTGCGTTTGTTGCAAAAGAAATTCTTTCGCCTGTCACTTTAGACGAAGCCAAAGCATTCTTGCGCGTTCAAGACACTGACGACGACGCGACTATAACCATGATTATTAAAAGCGTCCGAGACTGGATTGAAGGCCAAACTGGTTTGATCTTAAACCAAAGGTCAAATTATTGCAGATTACGCCGGCTTTGGCGACATGGTTGTTTTGATCAATCGTCCCGCTAATTTCGGTTGTACTCTATAGAATATGATGATGCCTCCGGTTTTGTTGAAACATTGCCGGCTTGGCGTGTGCGTCAGTTTGGCGGAATGCCAACAATTGTTCCTGATAGCGGCGAAAAGTTTCCGATGACAGAGCCGGGACCGGGGTCTGTGCGGGTAACGCTAACGGCTGGCTATGCCAACAATGCAGAAATACCAGAAGATGTGCGGCAAGCTGCGCTATTAATGATCTCGCATTGGTATGACAACCGAACGGCTGTTGTTATGGGCAGCGCTACAAGCATTCCTTATGGCGTGGATACTTTGCTTATGCGCCATCGCAGGTGGATTATACGATGAAGGGTCCGGAAGCCGGCAAATATGACCGGCGCATCCAATTTTTGATGAGTTCAGAAGTTGATGACGGCGTTTCGGTCAAACAAATTTGGGTCAACAAAGGGCCGCGTTATTGGGCTAATGTGAAAGAATTTGCCGCGACCGAAACGCAAGAAAGCGGCCAAGTGCAAGCCACTATTCAAACGCGATTTACAGTCAGGCGCAATGAATTTACCGCATCAATTAGTCCTCTTGATAGAATTAGCTATGACGGCAAAATTTATGATATAACTGGCCGCATGGAAACCGGAACATTTCGACTTGCAGAAATTCAATTTGCCGCGACGGCGAGGAATGATCTGTGAAAAGCACGGTTAAGGTTGAAGGCCTGCGCGATCTAGAAGCCGCTATGGCCGACCTAACTAAAGCGGCTTCTCGTGGCGTAGCGCGCAGAACACTTGCGGCTGCAACAAAGCCTCTTATTGCCGATATGCAAGCAAGAGCGCCAACTAAAGGCATTATTGCAAGCATCGGCGCAGGCTCAAAAATTAGCAGGCGCAATGCTAGGCAACAATCGGCGTTTTTAGGACCGTTTGGCGGCGTGGAATTGTTTGTTGGGCCTTCTAGAGCGTTGGACAAAGACTCGCGGCTGGCCCACCTGTTTGAGTTTGGCACTCGCGACCGTGTGCAGAAAAAGACGGGCCGCAAAACAGGCCGCATGACGCCTCGTCCATTTATTCGCCCCGCATGGGATGCAAACGCCAACAAATCGCTTGACATTATTAAAACGCAAATGTGGCAAGAAATAGAAAAAGCTACAGAGCGAGCAGCTCGCAAGGCGGCGCGGGCGGCGCTAAAGGTGACTTAAAATGACAATGCAAGCAGACTTTCGCGCATTGCTAACCAATGACCCGGCATTAGTTGCTCTTGTGCCTGTGCCTGCAATTGTGTTTGGAGATTTTGTGCAGGGCAGGCCATATCCATGCGTGACGTGCGACATGGCAAGCGGCGCAACAGATGTGGCGCATGAAGGGCCTACGGGACTATTTCAAGGGCGTGTGCAAGTGGATTGCTACGCTAACGATTATTCACAAGTTCGCGCAATCGCTGACCGGGTGGTCACGGTGCTAAATGGCTATCGCGGTGGGTCATTTGGCGGAATATTTCACCGCAATGAATACGGACGGCGCGAAGGCGCAACCAACGATGCCGACCGACCTTACCGCGTTATACTAGACTTTGAAATTAGCTGGAGGAAGCCATGACAACTATTGCTGAAATTGGTTACGGACTTGTTTTTGAGGTTGAAGACTCCCCAGGCGCCGGCACTTACACCGCGCTGGCGCAGGTCTTTAGCGCCACGCCGCCTAGCGCGACAGTGGACCAGATCGACGTTACGCACTACACGTCTGCATCGCGCACTCGTGAATTTGTTGCGGGCCTTTCGGATCCCGGCTCTGCGTCTGCTGAAATGAATTACACGGCTGGCAGCACCACCGATGTTTTCATTCTGGCTTGGCGGGCGTCTGGCTTAAATCGTTCTGTGCGGATTACTTACCCGGACGGCGCGGAAGTCACTTTTTCTGGCACTGTGGAGGGCTACACGCCTTCTATTCCGCTTGATGACAAGAAGACCGCCGTTTTGACTATCAAGGTTTCCGGCATCCCAACCGCTAACCCCGCCGCTGCACCGACCAATGTGCTGCTGCCGGCCATTAGCGGCAATCCGCGCGTTGGGTTTACGCTTACCGCTATTGAAGGTTCGTGGACTGGTGCGCCGACGTTCACCTATCAGTGGCAGGCTGACACGGCTGGCAACGGCACGTTTGTCAACATCACGGGCGCAACGTCTAAGTCCTATCTTGTCGCGGTTGGCGAGCAAGGCGACAGCATCCGCGTTCGGGTTACTGGCACCAATGCGACCGGCAACGCGACTGCGGATAGCTTTGGCACCGCGCTGGTGGCGGCTGCCTAATGACTGCCAATCCTACGGGCGGGCTGGTCCTGGCCGCAAATGGCAAAGAATATCGGCTTCATCTTGGCTTCAGCGTTCTAGCGGACGTTCAAGCCAAGCATGGGGCCGAGTTCGACAAGCTGTTTAATGGAGACAGCGGGCCAGTTCCCAATTTGGGATTAGTCCGCGATCTCTTTTTAGGCGCGCTTGAACGCCATCATCCTGACGAGGTGGATGCGTATTTGGTAGACGATCTTATAGCTCAAAACGTTGATGCGTTGGGGCTTTTGATGGGTTCGTCTATGCCGAGTGCGGAGGGAAAGGCACTAGCGAAGCCCGCGCGCAAGCGTTAGACTTCGCCACTATGTGTGCTGACTATATAGGCGCGGGGCTACCTGCCGAGAGGTTTTGGCAGATAACGCCGCGTCTATACTTAACTGAAATGAAGGGGGCAGCAATCCGAATGGCTCGCGAGCGCGGGCTGGTTTGGGATGCTGCCTACCTTCCAAATGCCAAAAAGCCGCCTAGTCGTGCGGAGTATGTTGCGGACCCGCGCGCTCGCCGTGTGCCTTCATGGCAAGAGCAAGCTGCGGCTTGGCAGGCGTATGTTGTGACGAAAACCGGAGGCGCTTAATATGGCAGGCAATTCGCTGATTGGCGCGCTCCGGGTTTCCCTTGGGCTTGATAGCGCACAATTTGCCAAGGGCGCAAAGGGCGCGAGCAAGCAAGCTGACACGATGTCCTCCAGCATCGTGAAGTCGCTTAAAGGTGTGACGGTCGCTTTCGCGGCGGTGGGCGCGGCTGCAACCGCTATGGCGGCGGCAGTGGCCGTGCCTGTCATGCGCTCCATCAAGTCGATGGATGAGCTGGCCAAGTCTGCGCAGAAAGTCGGCACATCGGCGCAAGACCTTCAGAAGCTGCGCTATGCGGCGGACCTGTCTGGTGTGTCCAGTGAGAAGCTGACGGCTGGCCTGACCCGGTTAAACGTTGCTTTGGACAAAGTGGGCAAAGACGGCGGCACGTCTGCGTCTAAGGCGCTTGAACGGCTGGGCGTGAAGTCTGGCACCATGACGCTAGACGCCATGAAAAAGCTGGCGGCTGAGTTCCAGTCGATGCCGGATGGCGTGCGCAAGAGTGCGCTTGCTGTTGAGATATTTGGACGCGCGGGTGCCGATCTTATTCCGCTGTTGAATAGCGGCGCGGACGGCATTGACAAAATGGCATCTGAGGCGGAACGGTTTGGCATTGTTGTTGACACCAAAACGCTTAAAGCTGCCGAGTTGTTCAATGACAACTTGACGCGGCTAAAGCGCGCAACAGAGGGCGTTGTTACACAATTCACCGCTGGCCTGTTACCGACGCTTGCGAGCGTTACAGACGCCATGCTGGCCAATGTAGCGACGGGACCGCGCTGGGCTGAGTTTGGCAAGTCCGTAGGACGCGGGCTGGTCAATGTGGCTGAGGCTGCGTTCGTGGTCTATGAAGCCATCAGCGGCGTTACTGGGGCTGTAATTTCGCTTGTGTCTGCGGCTAAAGCGCTTGCGTCTGGTCAAGGCTTTGGTGCGGCGGGGCGGATTATCGCCAGCCAAGAGGCTGCAACGGCGGCAGGCATCGAGCGGCGCCGCAAATTGTTTGCAGATTTGCGCAAGTCCATTGCCGAGTTTCAGCCGGGCGAATTGGCAGGCGGGCCGGGTGGCGGTGGTGACGCCGGATTTATGGCTGGGCCGCTAAAAGCCGCGCGCGAGATCAAAGACATTTACAATGGCCTAACAGCTTCTCAGGTGCGCATGGGCGGGCTTGAACGCTTGCAGGACGTAATGGGCCGGAATGGCGGCGTGTCGTCTGGCATGAAAGACATGCTTGAAACCATCAAGGGCATGGGCGACACAATGGCAAATGTTGTGCTGCCGTCCTTTGAGGGGCTTAAACAAACTATTCCGCAAATCAAAGATCCGATGTTGGGTCTATTCCAGACGGCCACTCAGTTTGGTGAAACGCTGGCGCGTTCGTTGGGACAGGCTTTGGTTTATGGCCAGTCGCTTGGCGGCGCGTTGGTGTCCAGTATCAGGGCTGCGGCTGCCGAGCTTGTCACGTCAGGGCTGCTTGACCTTTTCTTAGGCCAAAGGTCGGCTGGAGGCGGCGCTCGCTCTGGTGGGCTGTTTGGCTCTATTGTGGGCGCGTTGTTTGGCTCTGGGGCTTTTGCCAATGGCACCAAAAGTGCGCCAGGTGGATTAGCCATGGTCGGCGAGCGTGGGCGAGAGCTTGTGGGGCTGCCAAGAGGCGCGCGCGTCTGGAGCAACCGCGAAACCGAAAACATGCTTGCAAGCCAAGGCAAAAGCGGCAACTATGACAGCCGCCCGATTGCCATTTCTTTTAACGTCAATACGCCGGATGCAAACTCTTTTAGAATGTCGCAAAATCAAATTGTTTCCGATCTAAACCGCGCGCTTCTGCGCTCGCAACGCAATCAGTGAGGCAATATGAGCGGCTTTCACGAGATTAGGTTTCCTGACACTATCGCTCTTGACGCGGTGGGCGGACCTAATTTTGACACTACGGTTATCATTACCGCAAACGGCACAGAGCGGCGCAATGTAAACTGGTCGCAATCTCGTGGCCGCTGGGACGTCGGCAGCAATATCAAAGACCGGGCCGGCTTTGAGCAATTGATAGCTTTTTTCCGAGCGCGCCAAGGTCGGGCATATGGCTTTAGGTTCAAGGACTGGTCTGATTACGAGGCGCTGGCATCTGTCATTGGCACAGGCGACGGAGCGCAATTAACTTTTCAGCTTGTAAAGAAATACACCTCTGGCACCATTGACTCGACAAGGATCATAAGCAAGCCAGTTGCCGGAACAGTTAAAATATACCTTGACGGGGTTGAGGCCACGACTGGCTGGACTGTCAACACGGCGACTGGCGTTGTGACGTTTGGCACCGCTCCCGCCGTTGGCGTTGTCGTCACAGCCGATTTTGAGTTTGACGTCCCGGTCAGGTTTGATACGGATGTTATGAATTTCAATCTTAGCTTTATAGACTTCGGCAATTGGCCTAACGTGCCGGTTGTGGAGGTGCGGGTATGAAGTCGGTTTCCACAGCTCTTGCTAATCATCTTGCCGGGCCTGTAACGACCTTGGCGACATGCTGGGCTATCACGCGCGCAGATGGGGTGGAGTTCTTTTTTACCGACCATGACGCCGACATAGTTTTTGATGGCAACACATACTTGGCTAAATTTGGCTATTCCAGGACCGCCATGGTTTCCGATTCCAAGCTTTCAGTTGACAATTTGGAAGTTGATGGATTTTTTGACGATGTTTCCATCACGGAACAAGACATGCGCGCAGGGCTGTTTGATTATGCCGAGGTGCGCATATTTCTGATAAACTGGGCTGACACCAGCATGGGTATTATGCGGATGCGGCGCGGCTGGCTTGGCGAAGTCGTTATTACCGACAAGGGTATATTTCGCACGGAGTTGCGCGGGCTAACACAAGTGCTGCAACAAAACATTGGCGAAGTTTACACGCCAGAATGCAGGGCGGATTTGGGAGACTCGCGTTGCAAGGTTGATCTAAGCGCACTGGAGCGCACGGGGACGATTACGGGCGTGACCAGCCGTCAAGTTTTTGCGGCCACCATTTCCGGCGCTGCAACGCCTGCAAACTGGTTTGACGGCGGCGTTTTGGAGTGGACAACCGGGGCGAACGCCGGGCGCTCTGTTGAAGTTAAAACGGAAGCCAGCGGAACCTTTACAATATACCTTGCCGTTAGCTACCCAATTGAGGTTGGTGACGAGTTTGAAATTGTGCCAGGTTGCGACAAAAGGTTTGAAACTTGCAAGGCAAAATACAACAACGCGATCAATTTTCGCGGCGAGCCATATGTGCCTGGGCAAGATTCAATTTTGAGCTATCCTGATGCAGTCTAGCGACATTGTAAACGCGGCTCGAAGCTATCTTGGCGTCAAGTTTCGCCATCAAGGCAGAACGCGCGCGGGCATTGATTGCGTAGGTTTGCTGGTGTGCGTGGCGCGAGATTTGGGCGCGTCTGATTATGACGCAACAGGATATAACAGGCGGGCGCAGGGCTTGGGCTTTTTGCATCATTTCCAAAACAATTTGGATCAAATCTCCACGCAAGACGCAAAGCCAGGTGACGTTTTGGTGTTTGTTGAAAGCATTTTTCCTTGCCATACTGGCATTATGTCAGCACGGCATGACCTGCCCCATTTGATACACGCTCACGCGCCGCGCGGCGTTGTGCTAGAAGAACCTTTCGGCGACGAGTGGCGATCTAAGCTTCGCTATGCTTTTCGCTTTCCTGATTTGACGGAGGCTTAAGAATGGCCGTTCTTGCCGTTGGCGTTGCAGGCGCTTTAGGCGCAAGCGCTCTTGGCGTCAGTGCGTCAATCGGCTTTTCCGTTGGCACCATTATAGGCGGTTTGCTTTTTAACAAATCACCAGAACGCGAGGGGCCGCGTCTTGGGAACTTGGCTGTTACATCGTCTGCTTATGGTGCCTCTGTGCCAATTTGTTTCGGGACGTTGCGCATTCCAGGCAACATTATTTGGTCTTCTGGTATTCGCGAAGTCAAGACGACTGAAACGGTTGGCGGTAAGGGTGGCGGCCAGAAAGTCACAAATTACACTTATTTTTCATCTTTTGCGTTGGCGCTTGCCGAGGGCGAAGGCGAAGGCGTGTTGCGTATTTGGGCAGATGGCAAACTGATTTTTGACAAGACCGGCACCGGAACGCAAGTTTCGAAGTCAAGTTTTCGCCAGCGTTTTTATCCCGGCAATGAAACGCAATTGCCTGACCCATTGATTGAATCAATTGAAGGCGTTGGCAACGTGCCTGCTCATCGCGGGCTTTGCTATATGGTTTTTGAAGATTTGGCCCTTGAAGATTTTGGCAATCGCATTCCAAACATGACGGTTGAAGTTACCTTTAAGCGCACTCCAACCAAACCGTTTGATACGCTTGATTTTATTACTAGCGGTGAAGGTGGTTATTTTTCTAATTTTGCAAGTGATATTGCCGGCTTTGATTGGCATCGGGGCTATGGATATTTTTTAACTAAAAATAGCAATCCCAATCTTGGCGGCATTAGGCGTTTTAATTTGCGCACAATGTTGGAAGATCGCCAAACGCGCATGTCTGACATAACATCTACAACGCCTAACAGAACATCAAATTCGCTTTTTTGCGGGTCTGATGGCTTTTTGTATATGACAGTAGGCGCGTCTAACTCCGTGCCAATTATTAAAATCAATCCCGACAGTATGAAGGAAGTTAATCGTTTTGGAATTGAAAGCAATAATCTTGGCAACACGGAAACATATTTTGCAGAAGTAATATGGATGGCAATGGTTTCCACTTCGGGAGGTGGGCAGCCTAATTTTCTTTTGACAGGCTCTTTTCAAAATCATGTTGGCGTTTTGAACACGCTGCAAATGAGCTATGTTTGGGGCGCTATTCCTTTAAGCGGAACGGGTCAAAGACTTGATGAAGCGCGAGTTGCTGGCGTTGTTGGCGGCATTGTTGAATTTAGTTATGGCGAAGGCTGGGTTCTTGGCAGCGCAGCCGATTCTAGCTTGAATCATAATTCACTGGCTATTTACCGCGCTAGAATAACCGCTCTAGGCGATGTTAGTTTTGACAAAGTTAAAACATTTTCAGTTTCTGAAATTGAAGCAACTGCAACAGGATTTTACGGCATTGCTAGAGGTTTTAATTACGATCAAACTGATGACAGCGTTATATTTCAAGTTCGCGTTTCTAATGGCGGGACTGCGGGAAATATTTATACGATTAAATGGCGGCTTGGGACTGGCATTGTCTGGAAAACTATCACGCCCATTTTAATCAACCGTGACGTAACATTTAATTCCAGCCGTTTGCGGGACTCAAAGTGGACCGTTATGGCTGGAACGCGCATTGTCCAGCTAGACACTGTAACCGGCGCAATTACATATGATGAGACGTGGACGCCATCTATTAGCAATAATTTCCAATTTTACGATTCAGCTACCGATAGCATTGTTGGAAGCACAGGCGGCGGCGATATTGTCCGCATTTACCGTTAACAGAGGCGCGGGGCAAGGCGCAACCGTTGGCGACATTGTTGCGGCTTTTTGTGATCGCGTTGGGCTTGGCTCTAGTGACATTGACGTTTCAGAGCTAACCGATGTTGTGCCGGGTTATATTTTGACTAGCACGTCTAGCGCCCGTGACGCTATTGAGCCTCTTGCGGCTGCCTATTTCTTTGAAGGCACTGAAAGCGATGATCAACTTAAGTTTGTAAAGCTGGGCAAAGCGCCAGTTGCAACGATTGATACAAACTTGCTTGTTCCGCTCTCAAGCGACAACAGCGAGACATGGACAGAGCAACGCAAGCAAGAAGTTGACCTGCCCGAAAGAGTCAACATTGTTTATATGGACGTGGAGGCTGATTATCAGCAAAACGCGCAAACGCAAAAACGCGCTACGCATCCTTACACAACAATGTTTTCAAAGAGCCAATATTCTTTTGCAGTGCCTGCGGCTATTACGTCTGACACGGCAAAAAACATTGCGGCTAGGGTTCTTTATTCTAGCTGGGTTGAGCGCAACCAATATTCCGCAAGATTGCCTAGCGATTATTTGCGGCTAGATCCGACTGACGTAGTAACTGTGCCTTTTCCGGACGGCGCAACATTTGTGGCCAGAATTGACCGCATCAACATAGGCGCAGATTTGTCCTTGTCGCTTAACGCCGTTTCGCAAGAGGCGGCAAGTTACACTAGCGCGTTGGTGGCAGACGGTGGCAGCGGGCGCCCGCCGCAAATGCTGGCCGGTGATCCTGCAACGCAATTGTTTGTCACTGATACGCCTTTGTTGCGCGACATTGACGATGTNGGAGGCATNGGCAGCAACATTTATTTAATGGCTGGCGGGTTTGGCAATATAAATTGGCCTGGCGCGGGTGCTTATAAAAGCTTTGACGGCGGCACGTGGGCGCTTACACAGCGTTTAGGCGAGGAAATACCGCACGGAGCCACGCTAAACGCTTTGGGCGCACCTCTGTCTCCATTTGCAACCGATGAAGAAAACGTGTTGCAGGTGTTTATGACCGCAGGCGAAACGGCGCTTGAAAGTGTCACGCAAGAGGCAATGCTAAACGGCGCCAACGCCGCGCTGCTTATCAANNCAAACGGCGAGCCAGAGGTTATTCAATTTAGAGAAGTGACGCCAATAGCAACAGGTGGATACACCTTGCGCGGGCTGTTGCGTGGCCGGCGCGGCACTGACATTTTTACAGGCTCGCACTCGGCTGGTGAAACCTTTATTCTTTTGGTGCCTAGCGCCGTTGCAAAAACAACGCTGGCTTTGGGCGATCTAGGCGTTGAGCGCTACTGGCGCGGCGTTGGCATTGGCCAGCTTTTTGATGATGCCCCTACGCTTGCCAGAACGAACACCGGGCGCGATCTAAAGCCTTATGCCGTAGCGCAGCCTAAAGCTGTTGTAAGTGGCAGCGACATAGCGTTGTCATGGGTTCGCCGCACTCGCATTGGCGGCGAGCTAAAAGACGGGACCGGCACCGTGCCATTGGCTGAAACTAGCGAGGCATATGAGGTGGACATTCTAGACGCGATTGGAGGCAATGTGTTGCGCACTTTGACAAGCGGGACGCCAAGCGCGACATATTTAAGCGTTGACATTACAACTGATTTTGGCTCTATTCCTAGCTTGCTTTCTGTTGTCATTTATCAAATGAGCGGCGCAATTGGCAGAGGTTTCCCGCGCACAGTCACTTTGGAGGTTGCATAATGACTAGTCCTAATTTGGCGGCACCGCATGTGGCGGCTGCGCAAAATCAAAAAGAAGTTACGATAAACGATGCAACCGACGCGCTTGATTTGGCCATGACGGCATCGGCAAATATTGATTGCACGGCGGGCGGAACAATTAGCGTAACGACGACTCAAATGCGCCGCAATATTCGTCTTGTGCTTACCGGAACACCGGCAGCCGGGTTTAATTTGCAATTGCCAGTTGTGGCAAGATTTATTGGCATTCTTAATACTTCTGG